CTCCGTACAACTATTGCAACTGCCCTAGTTGATAACGCGCTTTGGTCTGTCTTTAGTTTTCCTCCGGCAACACCGATCGCCAATAGCATCGTAGTTAGCCCTGCCGATCCTTATGTTAGCCCGACGAACAATAGTTACAACTCTGTTGCGCCTTTGGCTAATTTTAATCTTAACGTGTTCGTGCCTTTGCTCGATAATGAAGGCAACCTTAATGGAATTGAAGAAATGTTGGTGGCTATGTTTAACAAGTTATCAGCTTCTTCTATCGTCTATAATGTGGGAGATGTGAGCGCGCCTAGCGTTCTCAATGCTGCATCAGGCGATCTTCTTACTTGCTCAATGCAAGTATCAGTCCTAACAAGTTGGAGTTAATTATGACCCTTGAAGAATGGGAAAAAGAAAACGATGCGTTCCTGATCAGAATAGGTCAGAAACCTTCAACACCAGCAGCAAAACCAGCAACCAAGAAAGATGAGGAATAACCGATGGCAGTATATCTAAGCAACGGGGTGGTTCTAACTGTTAACGCGGTCGACCTCTCAAGTTGCGCGAGCGCAGTAACTATTAACCGATCATTCGATGAACTCGAAGTAACAGCAATGGGCGATAGCGCACACAAGTTCGTAAAGGGCTTGGAAGCATCATCTATCACTATTGACTTCTTTAATGACTCAGCAACAGCAAAGACACTCCAAACCTTGAACTCTTCAAGCGTATGGGGCAACGTTGTAACTGTAACCGTTAAGCAGTCATCAGCTGCAACTTCAGCAGAGAACCCACTTTACACAATGAGCTGCTTGATCAACAACACAACACCTATCAACGGTGCAGTTGGCGATATCTCAACTCAGTCAGTAACTTGGAACTGCACAAGCACAGTAGCAGTCACAACTTCCTAATAACTAACTAAGGGGCAAACAATGGCAAAACTAAAGGTAACAAGGGCAGACGGAAGCGTTAACGAGTACCAGATCACTCCGGCGATCGAGTACGCCTTCGAGCAGTATGCAAAGAAGGGCTTCCACAAAGCCTTTAGAGATGACGAAAAGCAGAGCGATGTTTATTGGCTTTGCTGGGAAGCAATTCGTCGGTCGGGTGAAACCGTAAAGCCTTTCGGGGAAGAGTTCTTACAGACATTGACGCGAGTCGAGGTCTTAGACGATGACCCTTTGGCGTAACGCGAGAGTCCTTCACCTATCTCGTAGCGAGACTATCGCTTGAGACTGGACTCTCGCCTCAGACTTTAATTGAACTAGATCACACGATGTTCAGGACTTTACTTCAAGCCCTGAAAGATAAAGCAAAGGAGCAAGCGGATGCCAACAGAAGTAAAAGGCGCAGATAAACTCCGCAAAGCCCTAAAGCAATATGAGCCTGATCTAGCCAAAGAAACGACCAAGCAATTAGGTTTATTGCTCAAGCCTATTGCAGCTAAGGCTCGCGGTTATATGCCTAGCGAGTCACCGCTTAGTGGTTGGGCTGCACGTCCTTTTAATGAAGGTCGTTTTCCAACTTATAACCCAACTTTCGCCAAGCGTGGTATTACCTACAAGACATCGCCAAGCCGCCCTAATAATCGAGGCTGGCGTTCTCTAGTGTCTTTACTTAACAAGTCTGCCGCTGGCGCTATCTATGAAACAGCAGGACGTAAGAACCCCGGCGGAAACTTTTCACCTCGTTTAGGTGGCGAAGTTAAAGGTCAGGGTAAATTGCAAGGTCGAGGCATCTTTCGCGCTTGGAATGAAGATCAGGGCAGAACTCAAGGCGCAGTTATCAAGGCACTTGAAGGCGCAGCCGCTAAGTTCAACGCTAAGACAGGTAAATATAACTAATGGCAACTAATGTAAAAGTAGATATTGCCGCGGAGTTCGTAGGCAAAAAAGCCTTTAACGATGCTATCAAGTCAACTATCGGGCTTAACTCACAGGTTAAGTCACTTGCTAAGTCTTATGTAGGTTTATTCACCGTCCAACGTTTAGGTCGCGCTGGCTTCAATGCAGCTAAAGCCTTTGCAGCCGATGATAAAGCGGCCAGAGTTCTAACCCAGTCTTTAGACAACTTAGGCTTAGCCTTTGCAGATCCTTCAGTTAAGAATTTTATAGCCGATCTTGAGAAACAGTTCGGCGTACTCGATGATCAACTTCGCCCAGCCTTTCAACGTTTATTAACTACTACTGGCGATGTTGCTAAGTCTCAGTCTTTACTTCGCACCGCGTTAGATCTTTCGGCAGCGAGCGGGCAGGACGTTGTAACTGTCGCTGGCGATCTTTCCAAAGGTTATGTAGGGCAGACTCGCGCCCTTGCTAAATACGGTATCGGATTAACCCAGGCAGAACTAAAGGCTATGTCCTTTGCTGAGGTTCAAGCGCGGATCAACGATCTATTCGGTGGACAGGCTCAGACTGCGGTTGATACTTATGCGGGGTCGTTTGCTAAGTTAACTGTCGCTGCGGCTAATGCTCAGGAAACTATTGGTAAAGGTTTAATAGATGCCCTGTCTATATTAGGCGGTGGCGGCCCAGCAGGGTTTGATAATATTATTACCAAGATAGATAACGCCTCAAATGCTATGGCTAATTTTGCTAGAGGTACTGCTAAAGCCTTTAAGTTATTAGATACCATTCTAAACCTTCAGTTTAATAAAATACCTGGCATCTTTGCTTCCCCTGCTCCAAAGGCAACTATTACCCCAGCAGTTCAAGCAGAACTAAAGAAGGCAGCAGCAGAAAAAGCAGCGAAGAAGAACCGCGACGCTTTGCTTAAGGTTACTAAAGAGCAGACCAAAGCGCTTAAGGAACAGACAGCACTTCAAAAGGCTGGAACGCTATTCGATCTCCAACAGACTCAGATTATTGCTGCGCTTAAAGGTGACATCTCAGCCGAGGAGCGCAAGCGCCTAGAACTTCAGTTAGCGATCCTGACTGGTAACACTTCAGAGGCTTCTAAGTTAGCCGGTGAACTTGCCAAGTCCCAGGGACTATCCCAGCAGCTAGCCGCTTACCTAGCAAGCCTTCCAGATGCTAAGAACCCATTCACAGCGTGGAAATCTTATCTCGACATGATCGAGGCTCAAGTTCGTCGCATCTCTAACCCAACGGCCGCGCCTGTTGTATCTATGGCTTCGGGCTATGGAGTAACTGGCGATCAGTATTCATTGCCTAACGGATCACAGCAGACAAGCGCAGCGGGCGTAGAGTTCACCGTTAACGTAAATGCAGGTTCGATCATCGCCCAGGAAGGCTTGCAAGATGTACTTCGCGACACCTTGCTAGATGCTTCACTATCTGCCAAGTTTGCTTCTATCTATCGCCAGGGCGGATCGTTCGGCCCATGACCTTACCTGCACAGATAGCGGTCTCCTTCGACTTTACTAGCGGCGCTACTTTCGGCTATCCGTTCACTATTGGAGATGAGAAGTACGGCAAGTTAGGCACAGGCACTCTAGCCTCTAGCACTACGCCAGAACCTACGGTTGACCTAACGCCAAACGTGCGCCAAATCAGTATTAAGCGCGGGCGCAATATCATGCGCGATACTTACGAAGCAGGATCTTGCACCGTTCGAGTATTAGATCCTAACTCTGACTTTAACCCGCAGAACGTGAACTCTCCTTACTTCGGCTTCTTAACTCCGCTGCGCAAGCTGCGAGTATCTGCAACCGTAGACGGCGTGGGCTACTTCCTATTCTCAGGCTATACAACAGACTATAAGTACACCTACCCGCAAGGGCAGGAAACAGGCTACGTAGATATTGTCTGTTCAGATGCTTTTAGACTTATGCAACAGGCGGGCATCACCACCGTAGCAAGCGCCACGGCTGGCCAAGATACTGGAACCCGCATTGGCAAGATCTTGGATCAGGTCTCATGGCCGGCATCTATGCGCACGATCGACACAGGTAACACCACCTGCATAGCAGACCCTGGCACTTCTCGAACCGCGCTCGATGCGCTCAAGAACGCAGAGTTTTCAGAGCAAGGCGCGTTCTATATCAACACAGAGGGAACGGCGATCTTCCTAAACCGTACCAATGTAATCAAGGAATACGGCGATACTCCTATTGAGTTTAATCAAACTACAGGGATCCCTTACACAAACCTTACTTTCGCCTTCGATGATAAGTTGATTATTAACAGCGCAGGTATGACCCGCTACGGTGGAACTCAGCAGGTATCAGAGGACTCAGCTTCTATTGCCAAGTACTTCCCGCACCAGATCAACGAGAACAACCTAGTTCTCCAGACAGATGCAGATGCGCTTAATGTGGCAAAGATCTACGTGGCAACTCGCAAGGAGACCACGATCCGCATTGACGCAATGACGGTAGATCTTCTAGATCCAGATGTACCGACTGCGACAATGCTGGATCTGGATTACTTCTCTAACTTAAAGATTACAAATGTGCAGCCAGACGGCTCAACTATTGTTAAGACTTTACAGGCGCAAGGACTCTCATGGAACATAACGCCAAATGCCATGAGCGTAACTGTGACAACTCTCGAACCGATCGTTGAAGGGTTCATCATCGGATCAGACATATCAGGTATAATCGGCACTAACATAATGGCGTACTAGGAGATATAAATGGCAACAGGCTTTCCAGCAAGCACAGGCGATGTCCTAAGCGCGGCTATGTTTAACGGACTCGTAGGCTTCACGCTCAACGATCAGACCGGCACAACCTACACACCAGTTTTAACCGACCAGTATCAGGTTCTAGTCACTCGATCTAATGCTGGCGCTTCGACCATGACGATCCCTACAAACGCGAGCGTAGCGTTCCCAGTCGGAACAGTAATTACAGTCCTAAACAAAGGCGCAGGCGCAGTCACGATCTCTGGCTCAGGTGGCGTAACCGTTCTATCTGCTGGAGCAACAGCAGCAAGCCCAGTCCTAAACCAGTACAAGTCTTGCGCCCTGATACAGACCAGCGCAAATAACTGGTTCGTGGTGGGTGCGGTAGCCTAATGCTTAACAATACGGTCGCTCTACTAGAGAGCGGTGCTGCCGCTGCTGTGGGCGATTATGAGTCTATTTCGACTACAACCCTTAGCACTACTCAGGCGGCGATTACATTCTCCAGCATCGTGGGAACTTATAAGCACCTTCAAATTCGCTTTATTGCTCGCGGTTCGGGCGGCGGCGGTATCTTGACCACATTCAATTCAGATACGGCTGCAAATTATTCTTACCATAGCCTTACAGGTGAAGGCGCCACAGCCTCAGCAAACAGCGGTAGCAGTACATCCAACATGCTCATAGTGCGTAATGGTGGCGTTCAAACAGGGGCAAACATATTTACGGCGGGCGTTATAGATATTTTAGATTATTCCAATACCAACAAGTATAAAACACTCAGAACTTTGAACGGTGGCGATGCTAACGGTTCAGGTAATATCCAATTAGAGTCAGGCTCGTGGCGTAATACCGCGGCAATTACATCCGTAACCTTGACTCACAACGGCTCAACTTTTGCTCAATACTCATCCTTCGCTCTGTATGGAGTCAAATAATGGCTAAAACTTATGAACCGATAGCGACTACAACACTTGGCAGCGCGGCTGCTTCATACACTTTTAGCAGTATCCCTAGCACTTACACGGATTTAGTTTTAGTGGCAATCACAAAAAACTCAGTTGTAACAGTAAACGGTATTTTTGTTCGCTACAACGGCGATACTTCCACTAATTACAGTTCGACCTTTCTTTACGGTAATGGAACTAGCGCAGTATCATCTCGCAATAGCAGTCAAACGCAAGGGATTGTCGGGTGGGACGGCACTAGTGAATTCACGCCAACGATAGTTTCAATACAGAATTATGCCAATTCGACTACTTACAAAACT